GCCCCCCACGCTGCGCCACGGCCACACGCCGCTCCCATTCCAGCCGCCCGGTGCGGATGGCCGGCAAGTCGGACATGACGACCCTGCGGCCGTTGAACTGCACGTCTTTGCCGGCCAGCACGTCCGCCTCGGCTTGCAGGTACTTATCAAGCATTTCCTGAGCTGTCAGAGCCATGCGTTCGCTCCTGTTTCAATCCAGCCGCCGGCGGCAGGCTGGTGGTCTGGTTGAGATGGGGTCGACGCCGGTGCCGGTTCTGGCGGCGGCTCGACGATGGGTTGTTCTGACTCGGTGCCGTCTTCGGTATCGTCCGGCTCGTCAGGTTCGTCGGATACTTCCCATGCGCCCGTTGCCGGGTTCTGGCTGGCCAGAAGATCAAGATCGAGGCCGAATTTCTCCTGACAGATCCGCAGTGCCGCCAAGGCGTACACAAAACAGTCGAGCGCCTCATTGCGCTTCTTGCTGGCATCCCAGCGAAGCACGCGGCGCCCGCGGGCCATGATCCATTTCTTCGTTTCACTGGTGAGCTGCTTCAGCTCGTCGCCGTCGCAGATCTGGTCATCGGCAGGAAAATGCACCAGACCCGGCACCGGCCGATCGCCATCCGGCTGCAACTTGAGCCGGTTGTAGATCACCTCTTTGGCGTTGTCGGTGCCGATTTCCGTCAGGTAGGTTTTGGACTTCTTTTCCTTGCGCCTCGGGAAGCTCGCAATCGGCTTGCCGTAGGTGCTGGCCCCGAAAATCGGGATCACCCAATGCACGCCATGCTTGCGGCTTTCAGCCCGGACCGCGTCCGAGTGGTGGCCGCCGGAGTCCCAGCACCAACGCTCGACCCGCATCACCGCACCGTCTGCACGGGTGAACATGCGGTGCAACTCAAGCCCCACCTTGCGCTTGAGCACCGCGCTGGACGGATCGCCGTACAGAATCTTGCGGTAAATCAACCACGCTTCTTCGCCGCCCCCCCAACCCCACACCCGTAACTCGTAACGATCGTCTTGGGTGTCAATCGAACCGGTCAGCACGACCACGCGCGGCGGCACCTGGGCGGCGTAGACCTCACGCCGGCCGTGCAACAGCTCCCAATCGACTTTCTCGGTCTGGTCTTCTTCCCACGTCTCGCCCAGCGTGGTGTTGGTAAACGTCTTGAGCTTGCCCCGATCCTTGCCAGCCTTGACCCGCTCGTCGGCGATCTTTACCCAGGTCGTAAACGTCGAGTACACCGTCCAGATATGGAACGTCAGACGGCGCGGCGTGCTCATCGGCGTATCGTCCGCCTCGAACCACTCCATGCTGTCGCGCGTCCAAATGCCGGTTTTCTCGCAGATGTAGCGGCCCGAACGTGACGCCTCGATCATCTCGTGATGTTCGAACGTGCAGCCGTGCCCGGACTCGCACAGATACCAGGCCTTGACGACTTCGCCGCGATCATCCTTCAACCACTTGATGCCAAGCGGCTCATCCGGCCCGCCCCACTTCAGCGTCTGCTCAGTGCGGCAGTGCGGGCAGCGAATGTGGAAGCGCATCAGGTACGCCGATTCCTCGGCCGCCCGGGTGATCTGGCAGGTGCCCGCCAGCTTTGGCGTGGAACCGCGAATTGACTTTGGGTAGGTCGCCCCTTCTAGACGCTTGTCGCCCAGAAAGGTCGGCGAACCCTCGCCGTCGATATCCTCATCAAAGTTCGACAGCTCGTCATAGCCGACCTCGTCCGGGCTTTTCTCCCGGTAGTTACCGCCGGCCGTACCGCCCAGCCACCAAAGCACCTTGCGGTTTTCGAACACCTTGGATTCTTGGGTGTTGTCGCCGTGTTTCTTTCCGCACCAGGGCGCCAGAGCCTTGATCACCGGCACGTCGCGAATCATCGGATCGACGTGCTTTTTCATGATGTCTTTGGCGTCGTCGTCGGTCGGGCTCCACATGCAGACGCTGCGCTTTTTGTGTTCGATCTTGTAGGCGATGTTTGCCACCAACATCTTGGTGTAGCCCACCCGCGCCGACTTCAGCAGGTTCAGTTCTTCGATCAGGTCGTTGCCCATGGCGTTGAGCAAGGGCACCTGAAACGCCTCGGTGGTCCATTTGCCCTCCCCGTAGGAGGACTCCGACGACATGTAGAAATACTCGTCCGCCCACTCGACCGCCGTCATCGGGGCATCTTTGTGCAGGCTCTTCAGCCCGCGCCGGATAGCGTCAACCAGCGACCTCATCCAAGGTGGAGATGTACTCATCCAAAAGCTCCGGCACACGGTCAGCCAGCCCAATAGCAGCGTTACGCGTAACGGCAATTTCGTTCTCGACTGCATCAAGGTGACGCACGGCGATATCGGGGTGCTTGCGCTTCACGAGTTTGGGGATGGTATTAAGGGTTGCGGCCAACTGCGCCGACAACTTGGAGAGCGCGAAAGTCATGAAAGCGACCGGGGCCAGTTCCTTGTCGCCGATGCGGTTTTTGCGTGCCTGGGCGTCGGCCTGCTCTTTGGTCAGCCGCAGCCGCTCGCAATCAATTTTGTAAGCAATGTGCGGGTCACGTTCTTCGCCGTCTGGTTGTTGCTTACCGGTCTGGTGCTGAAGGCGGTTATCCAGCACCGAACGGACGTCATAAAACGATTCGCGGCCGATCTTCGCGACTGCCGCGACGTCCCATTTATCAAAGGCCTGCACCGAAATTCCGAGGCTGTCGGCCATGTTCTTCTTGTTCAGCCAGCCAGGCTGCCGCGTGATCGTGGTGATCTTGGAAGACATAACAACAACCAACCTCTGGAAAAGGGTCATACATAGCGATAAGGCGGGGCCCGAATTACCCCCTTAGGGGGTGGGGTCCGGGAGTACCTTTTGGTTTTTGCCCCCCGGCTGGCCTGTCAAGCAAAAAAGGTGAGAAAAGCAACGAAAAAGCCACTTTTTCACCTTTTCGACTGAATGACATGCATCACCGCGCACTGCCCAGTGCCTGGGCCCAAGCGGCGGCGAACTCTTCCTCTCGATTGGCCCTCACGATGTTCTCGGCGATCTTGAAGAACGGGAAGATGGTGCGATATCGCGGGGCCGAGTCAGCGAAGATGAATACCGGCCGCACTGCATCACCCATACCCATCGACTTGCGCTCCCACACACCTTGCGTACCGTCGACCTCGCCAGAAAAGAAGCGATGGGCGTTGCCCTTGCGGCGGCTTCGGGCGCTGCCACTGGCATTGGCCTGATAGCCCCGCGCTGACTCAGCAGCCCCCAGGCCCGATAGGATCTTCAGCATCGTGCCGCGTGACACGTTGCCGTACTGATTCATGAAAGCCGTGGTAGGCACCGCGTATTGGCCGCTGCGCATGATGCCGCGCGCTATCAGCGACTTCTCGAAACGCTTATGGGGCCGTATCCCACCGCTTACCGCCTGCTGCAGGTAAGTGTCGGCAGGCACGCCAGATGCCCACGAGTCTTTGAAATAGACTTCAGCGGCCCGCTGTTTGGTGGCCATCTTCACAAACAGGCTATTCAGCGTGGTTGGAGTTGGCCGATCCAGGCGCTTCCGCATCACCGTAATGGTGCCTTCCTTGACCCGCTGGGCCAGCCGGGTCGCGGTCAGGGCCGCCACGAAAGGAAGGTGCTTTTTCTCCAGCTCCAGCATGCCCGCAGTGACCGGGGCAGAATCCAACCCTAAATCGATCTTGAACATACGGACACCTTTAGGGTGATTGAGACGGCTACTGTTCGCTCGTATTGCGCCCTGTCGACGGGGCGCTAACTCCCGCCTTCTTCGCGAGGAACTGCGTATACAGTCCACCCGCAACATCGGCACCTATAACAGCGATAACGATGCCTAGCCCTGCCGCCAGATACAGGTTGCTCCAAAGAGCCATTGCGAGCAGCAACGTGGCCATACCCAGCAGGCCAGACGCGAGAAAACGTAGCGCTACTCGCTGAAGGATTTGGCGAAGGCCCAGGTCGCTGCCTGATGCGCGAAGCATTTCTCCAGACAAGCCGGCGAGGCTCAGCAGAACCAACAACCACAGAGGTACATCGGTCAGCGCCTGATGCTCGGAGTTCATCTTGAGTCCTCAAATAGGTCGGCCTCCACGTCGCTGGCATCCGCCTTAGGCAAGGAGACAGGGGGGGCCGAAAACAAAAAAGCCCTGCGCAGTGCAGGGCTTGAAATTTGAATAAAAACCGGTTCGATGGCCGGGCTTCTGAAAGCGTCATGCTGCATTCACAGCAACTCACGCTGCTATAAAAACAAAACTATTCCGCGCGGAAAACCTTTTTTTTGCTCCCTATATCGAATAGCGTGCTAGTGAAGGATGGGCTGCACCATCAAATGATCTGCAGGGGAAGACAAGATGACTCACGACATGGACGTAATTTACTTAGATAGCAGCGATTACTCGCGACTTGGAGACCCAAAAAGAAGTGCTGAAACCGAAGATTTACGTAAGAAGCTATTAGCTCTGGCCGCGTCAAAACAAAAAATGTTTGTTTTTTCTGCGGCGCATATCTCAGAGATGGCACCGCTCCAACCAGATTATGTAGAAAGCGCCGCAGCCAGAACTCAAATACTCGAAATGCTATGCAACAGAAACACTTTGATTTCTTTTGACAAAATAATAAAAAAAGAACTATCCAACCTAACCCTCAAAAGCTCTAAACAAATAAACCCTATCGACACTAATGGGACATGGTTTCCCGAAATTTCTGAAATAATGGCCCCATTTCATGAACTGCAAGTATTAGAGCAAATCAAAACCACTTCTCAAGAGAACAACTTCAATAGAAACCAGCGCCGCGCACTTGAAAAAACCTTACAAAGAAAAGGCAAAATACGGAAAAACGTAGAATCAACGATTGGCCAAATCAACATGGAAGAAATACTCACTAAATACCCGATGTTGCCCAAAAACGCTGTCGTACTGAAAAATTATCTTTTAGGAAAAACGACTCGACAGAAAGCAGATGAGGCCTTCTTAGAAAGTCTTAGAGATCCGGTTTGGATGATGAAATGGTTCAACGACCATCATGATCGACTAGGTGCTATTGGAGATTGGGTAAGAGGCCCAGCTACCCGCATGATTGACATTGTCTCCGAAACACTCATTCCTACAGTGATGACAGGTCATCAAGGGGGTGAGGCCGAAAGAAAGGCTATAGGCTCTCTAATATCCAATGAAAACTGGCAGCAAGAGCAAGAGAAGTTTCTTCTGACGATCACAAACAACTTGATAAGCCAAATACTCCCCTACGCAGAAAGGTGTACAGACCCATCCGAAATTGATATTTACAGCCCAGGACTATCAACTTGCCTAAGAGTCATCCATGACTCCCTAAGAAACTCGCTGACCCCAAACCCCAGAAAAATAAAGAACAGCGATTTTGTTGATGCTGTACATTCCATTTACCTTCCATACGTTACTCACTTCAGCACAGACCGCTACATGATACCAATAATGAGCAAGCACGCGGAAAAACACAAAACCAAACTATTCAGTGGGCTAGCCAGTGTGGAAGTGTATGTCAACCAGAACTGAGCTCTACGATTGACACACAAATACTGGCAAGATCCTTGCTCAAGCCGCACAACGCAAATGATCTACAGCACAGTCAACCCAAGCGACACCTGCACGGACCAACTCCCTGGTCTTCCCCTCACTTAACCCATAGTGTTTCCCTACTCGCAACATGGGCCATTTCACGCCGAAATATAACCAAAGCACATCACCCATTTGCTGATCTCGGTGAGCAAGCCTGGCGACAGCGCGATCTATAGCAGTCGCCCATTCGTCCGTAATGCAATAACTCTTACTCGCTGATGGACAAGCCACAGCCAGGCGCATCAACGCGAGTGTCGGCGATGTGTAGATTGGCATCCCTGTCCCGTCCATGCGCCACCACCCCCACTGTTCAAGTAGGTATTCGGTATCACCCAATGGCCGGCCTGCCGGCTTACGAATCATCATGCTCTCAATCCCCTGTGTAATTTGTTCCGCCTGCTCCCAGGCGGTTTGGTTGCTCATATTGGCTCTGTGGCCCTATCGGTGCTGGAGGAGTCTTTAACGCCAAAACATCACGCTGCGCCTGCTGCAATTTGAAACTCAATTGGGTGACCAGCTCGTCGGCTGAAAGCACCAACTTGGTCCCCTGAACTACCCAACCTGAGCCGTTGCAATCTGTGCAAACCAGCTCATAAAACACCCCCGCTACTACCGCCCTACCCTTGCAGATCGAGCAGGGTTCAAGCTCGATCCGCTCCCGCTTAAAGCCAGGCCCCTGTCGTTTCTGCACGTTTTAATACCTCGCCCTTAACAAATTGTGGTTCTGGCTCGCAGACCCCGCCGTTCAAGGCGTCTACGAG